GGAAAAATTTGAAGACTCATGGTCACGTCTTTTACACGTTTCGGCAGGAATTGTAAGTGCTTCTGCACCTGGAATTGCTTCTGCTTATGTGAAAGAAAATCCTTCTGCACTACAAGCGGATGTAAAAGCTGATAAAAAATTTAAAATAGAAGCATTAGATTTTGCCGGTGCACCTGCCAATCCTCCTGCAGGATGTGTAATTTCTTTTGTTGTAGTCTTTAGAAAATCTTCTTACGGCCCGTGGGATTAAGGGGTAATTATGCCAATTATGCTTGGGGTTGATAAAAAGAAAATTTCAGACGGTCTTATTGAAGGCATTATTGGTGGGAAAAAAGCCTACTCAACTATGCCTGCAATGTATCCTGATTCTGTTAAAATGTGTGCTATGGAATTTTTAAAGGCAATTGAAAGCAAAGATCCTAATAAGGTCATATCTGCTTTTATTGCTCTTGATCATGAAGTGGACGCTCTTGAGCCAGAGGAAGAAGAAGGCACTGAGATAGAAATTTCCTTGTAAAGGTTAATAATTATGGCATCCGTAACACTTTTAGAATTGAGAAATAGATCACGGCAACGTGCTGATATGGTTAACTCTAAGTTTGTTACTGATGCCGAATTAAACACCTACATAAACGCATCAAACGCAGAACTTTATGACATTCTGATTGCCTCTCGTGGTGAAAATTATTTCGTTTTAAGCTATAACTTCACGACAAGTATCAACCAGGACACATACGCATTACCTGCAGACTTTTACAAGTTAATGGGTGTTGATTTTGTAACATCATCAACTCAGGCAATAACTTTAAAAGCATTCCGTTGGCAGGAAAGAAATAGATTCAGAGAGCCGTTTTATAACGTTAGAAATTACAATTTGATGTATCAGGTACGTGGTGATGATCTTGTTTTTATTCCGACTCCTAACGGATCACAGCAAATTAGACTATGGTATATCCCTCTACCTCAAGAGCTGACACTAGACACAGACGCATTTAATGGCATTAATGGATATGAAGAGTATGTTGTTATTGATGCAGCTATTAAGATGAGAGTTAAAGAAGAGTCACCTGTTGAAGAGCTACTACTTGCCAAAGAAAATATGCGACAAAGAATACTATCTGCATCCGCAGGCAGAGACTCAGGTGAACCTGCTAGAGTAGTTGATACTGATTCCAATTATGCAGGATTCAGAAACTTATGGAACTAAAACCATACAAGAAGCTAACAGGTCTTGAGTACAACCTTTCTAAAACAGTTCAATTTACAGAAGAATTTGCAAAACAGTTTATAAAAAATCCCTTTCTTGTCGGAAATGTTTTTACTGCCACAATTACACCGTCTACTGCTACAATTAATCACGGATTAGGTAGCGTTCCTCTTGGTTGGATAGTTTTAGACCAGGATGCAGATGCAAACATTTGGAAAACATCATCGGACGATAAGACCATTACGTTTGACTCGTCTGCTACAGTTACTATTAAGGTTTGGATATTTTAATGGCACTACAGAGGCAAACTGTTTCTATTCCAATATCAGAAGGAATGGACACAAAGACAGATAGTAAGCAAGTCATGGCAGGCAGAGCATTACTGCTTCAAAACGTGCGTTTTCAGAAGACTGGTAAGCTATCTAAGCGTTATGGGTTTATTGAGTTGTCTGACACAATTAATGGCGGTAATCTTTCATCATATACAGTAAGTGCTATTGCTTCAGATGAAGATAAAATAGCGGCTATTACATCTAACGGTGTTTATACTTTATTTAATCAAGAAAATGCTTGGAAAAAAGTTTCAGAATTTAAAAATGCTATTAGTGTTGATTCAGAGTTTTTTTCTAAAAGTTCATTTCAAGAAATAGGTCCAGACGCAGACTTTCAAAATAATATTTTTGCGTCTATATGCTACAAGGTGGGTGATCCTTTTGCTGAGCCTTATCAAGCATCATTAATTTATGAGGACTACATTTCAAACACTAGAAAAGAAAAATCTATTGCAATATTTATAGCAAACGTTATTTCTAAAAAAAATAATGCTCGTGTTTTTGTGGTTGGAACGTCTAGCAATCCATCTTTTTTTGTTTTTATCCCACAATCTTCTGTAGGTGGTAATGGGTTTCAAGTTAATATCTATGATAAAGACCTAGCACTTACAGCAAATACAGTAGTAGGTGCTTTAAATTTTGATAATTCAGGATTTGCAGCTTGCAGGAATGGGTCTTCAGTTTATGCCGTGACCATGACTGGTACAAGCATGGTAGTTTATAAGTTTTCTTTAGCTACTGGTGCAACTCCATTCTCAATAACAACATATACAGCAACAGGAGGATCTTTTTTAGTCTCTGGTTCTCCATGTGGCATTGATGTGTATGCTACTGCTAACCATGTTGTGGTTGCCTATATTGACGGAAACGGTGCTACTGCAGGACAAACATCTCTTGTAGGGTTTAATAGTTCTCTTGGGTTAGTAATGCCTAGGAAAACTATTTGCGACATGGTGAAACAAAGAAAGGTTTCATTAATTTGTGATGCTAGTTATGCTTACGTTATTTCTGAAGCAACTGAAGAGCCATATCCTTCATTTGCAACTAAAAAAGCTATTGCAGTAGAAATGAATAGAGTTAGCTACACAACTGCGGCTGCACCAGACAATTCTTACATTATTTATAGACCTAAAATTTTATGTAAACCGATTTTTATAAATTCTATTCCTTATTCAATAATTCATTTACAAGAAGAAAATCAGCACAATGGATATGTTGTTGAGTTTTTAACAGGATATGTAAAACAAAAGTTTTCTATTAATGGAACTTTTGCCCAGGATTTATTTACTAATATTAATTTTCAGGTTTCAAATAGCCCACAAATTACTGCTTCAATAGCATCAATATTTTACCCTTCTGTTTACACTGTTGCGGTCAGAGAATCTACTGAAGCTCCTTTAAATTTTGTTGGTACTAAAAGAACATTTATTAATCAAGCATCTGACTCTGGCATGAAAACTAAGTTAGGATCATCAATATATTATAACTCTGGCTCACTGTTTGAGTTTGACGGTAGAGGTTTTTACGAGAATGGTTTTTGGCAGTCGCCTCCTGCAGTTATAGTAGAAACTATTACATCTGCCTTTCCTACTCCTGCAGTTGCTAGTAAAACATTTTCATATGTAGCAATTTACGAGTATTTTGATGCTAACGGACAATTAAGTTTCTCTGCACCATCTCCAATTGTAACAATAGGACCAACTCCTGCAAATACAGAATCAATTCAGATCTATGTAAATTGTCCTTTTGGTTCTTTAAAAATTAATTCTGATAATTACTCAGGCGTAATGATTACATTATTTAGAACTACTAATAGTGGGGCTACATTTTTTAAGCTGCAATCTAATGGTTACTTTATCTCTAATGACGGAAGACTAATTGTATTAAATGATGTTGCTGCAGATGCAGACATAGTAGACAACCAGCTTTTATATACTCAAGGCGGTGTCCTTCAAAATGATCAAGCACCATCATCTAAGTTCATGGTGTCTGGCGGTAATAGAATATTTTTGGGCGGGCTAGAAGAAAAAGATGAAGTTGCTTACTCTAAAAAGCAGTTATTTTCTGAGTCAATTTTCTTCTCAGATTTCTTTAGAATAAGAATTGCTTCAGGAACTAACTCAGATAAAACCAAGATTTCTGCCCTAGGCTATATGGATGGTAAGTTAATAGTCTTTAGAGAGGAGTCAATTTACTTTATACAAGGTGATGGTCCTACAGAAACGGGTTTGCCAATAAATGCTTTTAGTGAGCCTGAGATAATACAATCTGATGTTGGTTGCTCTGATTCTAAATCAGTTATTAGTATGCCTGACGGATTAATGTTTAAGTCAAAGAAGGGAATTTATCTTTTATCAAGAGCGATGCAGGTTTCATATATAGGTGCAGCAATTGAGGACTATAACTCAGAGTCAATTATTGCATCGATGCTAGCTCCTAAATTTAACGAGGTAAGGTTTTACACCTCTGGAACGAATTGCCTTACATACAATTATTTATTTCAAGTGTGGTCTGTTAGCACTAATCAGACAAGTGTTGATGCAGAGACTTATAAAAACACTGTTTCAATAATTAAATCAAATAAGATTTTCTCTGAGTCAGAGTCAGTATTTAAAGACGGTACAAGTTTTTATGTCATGAAGTTTATAAGCCCATGGCTGAAAGTTAACTTAGTCCAGGGATATGTTAGAGCTTACCAGTTGTGGATCATTGGTGATTACAAATCTGCACACACTCTTAAATGTAAAGTTTATTTTGATTATGATGATACTGTGTTTGAAGAGTATTATTTGGTGTATAACTCATCTAGTTCACCACAGTATCAGTTTCAGATTTCATTACCTCGTCAAAAAGTTGAGAGTATGAAGTTTGAAATATTTGATGCAGATCATGCTGGTACTGGTGAATCTTATGATTTATCTAACATTCAAATCGAGCTAGGGATTAAAGCAGGAGGGTATAAACTTGCACCAAACAAGTCTTACTAAGTATGCTAACTACATTAAAGAGAAAGCTAACATTGAACTTATCGAGCATGATTTTGGTTTTGTTTCATATTCTCTGTTATCCGATCATGTTTATATTTATGATATGTACATTGATAAGGATCATAGACGTAAAGGTATAGGGTCAAAATTATTAAAAGAGGTTGAGATAATAGCGTGGGCAAAGAATATTAAGTATGTATTAAGTGCAGTTCAAATTAATAGCAATGGATTACATGAAGCACTTCTTGCTCAAATGTTAAAAGGGTTTAAAATAGTTGGGGCTAACGATAAAGAAATTAAATTAGCTAAGGAAATTATATGGGAAGCGCAGGAAAGGTAGTTGCTGGTATTTCTACAGGTGGTTTATCTACTGTTTTAGGCGGTGGATTAGGGGACATAGAAGGAACTGGTCAAAAAATTGGTGGATTTTTAGGTATTAATCCAGAAACCAAGCTAGAAGGCATGGGTCAATTCAGATTGTCAGGAGAAGCATTACAAGGTGAGGCTGAATCACTTAGAAGGTTTAGAGAAATTGCATCTGGTAAAACTCCTTCTATTTCTGAAATGCAATTTCAAAAAGCTATGCAGGATTTATCAAAACAACAACTAGGCGCAGCTGCTTCTGCTCGTGGTATGTCAAATGTAGGACTTGCTCAAAGAGAAGCAATGCAGGCAGGTAAAGAAGCAGGAATTGATTTGGGCGCACAATCTGCAATAGCTAAAGAGCAAGAAATAAGAGGAGCAAGTGAGCAAATATTAAGACAAGCGGCTGCGCAGAGAGGTGTTGCGCTTGGTGCTGCTCAGGCAAACCTAGAAGCAGGATTAGCAGGTTCAAGAATGAGGTCTGAATTTATTTCAAATTTAGCAAGCAGTGGAGCTAAGGCAATGTCAGGCGGTGGAGCCGCAGGACCAAACTCGGATGTATCATTAAAAGAAAATATGAATCAATCAGAAAAATCTGGTTCTGAAATGGTTGAAGAGTTTTTAAATGCTCTTAAAAGTTACACTTATAATTATAAAGACAAAGAAAATAACGGACAAAAAAACCCAGAGGGTAAAGTAACATCTGTTATGGCACAGGATCTTGAGAAGTCTAAACTTGGAAAGCAAATGGTCACAGAGGGTCCAGAGGGTAAAATGGTTGATTATGGTCAAGGCATGGCTCCATTATTTGCTGCTATTGCTGAGTTAAACCAAAGAACTAAAAAATTAGAGAAAAAAGGTTAACATGGAACCTACACAGCCAATCAATATGAGTCCTGATCAACTAAGAAGACAGGCAGAACTTATTGCTGCGTCTCAAACACCATCGGGGATATTGAGACAACCATTGTCTGATGAACAATTACTTCAATTTTCTAAGCAAGCTATCGGACAACAAGAAAACATTGCTGCTATTGAAGCACAAAAAGAAGCACAAAAACTTGCTGACATAGAAGCAAAAAATAAAACACAGTCTGAGTTAGCTGCACTTGGTTTAAAACCTCCTGCTGCACAAGCTATACCTGCAGCAATGCCTTCAGCACAAATCAGTGATGCAGACGTTGTATCTCGTGGTGGCGTTGCAATTCCTAGTGAAATGCAATCTAATCAATTAGTGACTCAAACTGCTTCACCCACTGGTTCATATCAAAACTTAATTAAGTCAGGAATAAGCGCACAAGATGCAGCCTCTCAGAGGTCATTAGATGCTACCGATCAGATCATGAAGCAATATGAGATTAATCAAGCACGTTTGCAGAAGTCTAGGATTGATGCAGAAAACGAGATGAAAGCAAAAGTTGCTGAGATTGATCAAAAGCAAAAAGATTTTACCTGGGACAATAGATCATTATGGGAAAAATCATCAACTGGTCAAAAAGTAATGTTAGCTATTACTGGGTTTTTATCTTCTCTGTCGCCACAAGGTGCTAAAACATTCCAAGACACCGTTTCTAATACTATGGCTCGTGATTTGGCTCAACAGAAAGAAAGATATGGCTTACTTAAAGAGCAAAAGAAAGAATATCAATCACTATATGGTGATCTTGTTAAAAGATTTGGTGATGAAGACATGGCATCATTACAGCTTACTAATATGCAGTTAAATGCTGTTAGCAATAGACTTAAAGTATTGTCAGACAATGCTCAATCTAAAATAGTTGCTGCTAAGGCATTACAAGGGATAGACCTTGTTAACTCTGAGATAGTAAAAAATCAGGCAACTATGGTCAATCTTGCTACTGCACAGAAAGCAAACGTGATCCCAGGCTATGAAAATACAATCACAGATAAAACTGCTAAGGAAAAATTTAGTCAAACATTAGCAGGTAAAAAAACTTTAGACGCAACATTAAGTGATTTGGAAACATTAGTTAAAGGCACTGGCGAAGCTATTCCTTTCACGACTAAAAACGTTAGGGCTAAGCAACTTGTCCAAGATGCTCAGCTGCAGATGAAAGAAATCAAAAAACTAGGTGTGTTGTCAGGTGATGATGCTAAAAGACTAGAAGATTATATTAGTAAACCATCTTTTTTTAAATCTGATGCTATTATGCTCGAACAGATTAAAGGAATGAGGGATCTTGCCAACAAGGCACTTAAAGCACAGGAAACAACTTACGGTCTAGTCCCTGCAGGTTCAAATATTGGTAGGCTTAAATGATCCAAGTTAGAAATAATCGCACAGGTAAGTTAGAAAAGATTGAAGATGGCGGATTGCCTGATCTTTTAAATTCTGGCGAATATTCTATTCTTAAAGGTCAAGAATTAGAGTTTGAAGACAATGATGGACAGAGAAGAATAGTTCCATCAGAGCAAATTTTTGATGCAATAGATGCAGGTTTTAAGCACGTTTCACAAAAACAAATTAAGAAAGAAGAATTGTTTGCAGAGGCAGAAGACGAACCTTTTAAAGCAGCTGCCGTTTCTGGATTAAGAGGTCTTACTTTAGGTTTAACAGATCAGATCCTTACAAGCACAGGGATCACAAGCCCTGAGAAATTAAAAGCATTAGAAGAAGCAAATCCGATCATCTCAGGTGCTTCTGAAATTACAGGTGCAATAGCTCCTGCATTTTTTACTGGCGGTACTAGTGTAGGTGCAAGGTTACTTGCTGCTACTCCTGCAGCACTAGCTGAGCGTGCAGGTATTGCCGCTGCCACTAAGTTAGCTCCTTCTATTACTGGAAAGGTATTATCTAAAACTGCATCAAACATAACTAAAGAAGTTGTTGATAAGGCGGTAAAGATTGGAACAGGGTCTGCGGTTGAAGGTGCTTTCTTTGGTGTGGGGGATGTTATATCTGAGGATGCACTGGGAGATGCTGAGTTTAATGCTGAAACTGCTCTGGCAGGTATGGGTCAAGGTGCGTTGATTGGTGGCATCTTTGGCTCTGTAGCAGGCGGAACGTTTGGAATGGTTGGAGAAGGTGCTAAGGCAATTAAAAAGCAATACACCGAGACCCTCCTTT